CTAAAGTGTCATCTGGAACACTAATCTCTGGCAACTTAACGCCTACTGGAAATGGGTTTTTATATCTCATAGTTCAATGTCGTAAAGTTGTTTGTGAAATATCTCAAAGTTCATTTCGATATCATAAAGAGCATCATGCAACCTTTTGGGATCAAAGTCAATCTCGTATTTTTTAAGCAAGGTTAGTTGAGATGTTTTTAACCCTCTTTCCCTGTGGTTTAACCACCTGTACTGCCAGTATATAAAATCTTTTTTATCAACAGGAGACTCTTTAACTATCGCTGTTGCTATAGCTTTTGTATCAATGATTCTGTTTATATAATCCTGCGACAAAGGCTCCCCAATAAGCTTCCTCCATACATCGATCATGTATACATCAAAGCCCAGAAGGTTTTGACCAACGATTTTGTAAGAATCATCATATAAATATTTTGAAAACTCATCCCAAACTTTCTTGGGGTCTTCTGCATTCTTCTCATAGTGGGATTGACTAAACCCCGTAATCCTTGCCGCATCTTTGGACACATTTAGATCGTCCCACTTAATGAGCTTGTCGTATTTTTTGATTATCTTGTTGCCTTCAGCAACAATCCAGGCTGCTTGCCAAGGTTTTGATTTCACCAAGTTTAAACCCTCAGTCTCAGTATCAAAAATTATGTATTTTTGTTTTCTGTTGTATCTTAATAAATCGTTATTCATTACTTAGTATTTTCTAGGTAGGATTCAAAACAAAACTCATCACTAGAGAAGTGATTTAAATTAGGGCACGACAGTGTTGCTTGCCTCCCGAAGGTTCTGTTGCAAAGTATTTTGTAGGTTTGAAGAGCCTCTACATCTTCTTTGTTTTTGTAATATATAGACTTTACAAAACTTACAGGGTAATTACCATTAGTAAACTCTATCACTTTTTGCTCAATAAGTTTATCATATGGAAGATTGTTCTTCTCTATCCAGAACCTTGGATTTAAATCCTTCATCTCTGGTATGCAGTTTTTTAGGAAAAGATTGTTTTGATGTATAAAGCTGTCATAAAACGGGACAACAAAAGAAAGGGAGTCCTTATCCCAAAGAGACTTAAGTTCTTCATATGTTATCCTGCCATCATTGTCAACAAATGCCTTAGAATAAATTTTATTCATGAGTTTGCAACCATGATCATCAAGAGCAAAAATAACACACTTGTGATCTGAATCCTTACTCTCCATGGAGTTGCACATTGTGATTCTTAACCCATAAGTCAAGTCAATGTCGTTTTTAGAGCAAGCATGAAAAACTTTCATGAAGCTTGTTAGATTGTCCTCTACCAAAGTAAGACCCTTTAAGTCTTTATCTTTGCATATCTGAACTATATCATCGATAGTCAGTATGCTTTTGCCTACTGAGTAGGTCGATTTAAAAATAGGTTTTATCACACCACAATCATACCAAATAAATAGTCTACGTCAAGACTAAATCATAAGTATTATCTATGAGCGGGGCATCCTGGGTAGTGTTTAATTTCATAAGAGCCTCCCTCTGGAACCATGTCCTCAGAGAATTCATCATCAAAACAAGATTTATAAAAATTGCCTTCAGAATCTTTAATGTCATAATAAAAGAAATCAAATTTCATCCCGCAATGCCACATAGGTGTCCCGTCTTTTTTTAGTTGGCCCTTCTCTTTAGCAAAACCACAAAGAAGCTTACAACTGAACGAACCATCACTAGGGAAACCTTTGTATGCTGCCATGTTTTTAGTAGCAGACTCTTCTGTGAAATTATCTAAATACTGTTGTATTTCTGTGAGGTGATGTTCAAAGCCATGAAGGTCATGCTCGTCCAGAGGTTCCATTCTCACAATGCCGCTTTTCTTAATGTCTGGTATTAAGTCGAACTTCAGAAACAAAAACTCACTTTGTTTTGTTTCGTATTCTGGGAACAAGTGCTTAACCGCAAGACTATACATCAAGTCCTGCATGTTATCTTCCGCATCTTTACCTTTAAATGTTTCTTTACTGGTTTTAAAGTCTCTAATTAAAGCATATTTTTTATCTTTATATAAAAACAATTTGTCTATAAATCCTCTTATTTTATATTTTACAACACCATCATTAACAACAATATGAAAATCTTTCTCGGAATGTTCTTCGGTGGGTTCTTGATCTGTGTTACCAAAGAAATCATACATCAAACCATTAAGAGTCATCTCCTTCATCATCTGAACGTTGGTTTCGTCATCAATGCCCTCCCTAATAGCGTGTTTCATGATTAACCTTTTAATAGAAGGAACACTAAATACATCAAGGGTCCTGATTATCTCATCGAAATAATGCTTGCGTCTTTTTTCTCCTAGAACTTCGAAGATTAAATGGCATATAGAACCTCGCCTTGCTCCATCATTGCTGCGATCTGGGAGCTTTAATTTATACTTGCACCAGTAGAGCCAAGAACAGCTTTCTGCAGTTTTGATTCTACTTGCGGATAATGTTGTTATTGGTTCACTCATTTAGTTGTTTTGCTTTTTTTAAAAATGCCTTCGAAAATCCATCTTTGTTTTTAGATACAAATTCAGATATAAATTTTTTCTGTTTGGTTCTGTCTAAATTTTGAACAGACCAAGACTTTAGGTCTTCTCCTGATTCATGGGCGTCACCCAAATCATTATAACCCGTGGGAGGATTTTTAACGCAGATGGTTTCTAGGTCAAAATAAGAAGATAGCTTTAAGTAATTTTTTATTGATGCTTTTAAACCTCTGTTATCTTGAGAGTTGAAATCATTGTTTCCAGCTATATAGATGTTATCCAAACTCTTACCTGTTAGGTAGGTTATTATAGAGGCACTTACCGATAAGCCAAAAATAACCAATACATTTTTAATACCTTGGTCATAAAGGGCCATTGCATCACCTATACTTTCGACAAGAAATACTTCTTTCTTATCAGTGATGATGGAGTCGATGTTGTTATCGCTTGGTATATAAGCTGGGTAAACCCAATTATTTTTTTTACCTATATGTTTCCATTTTGCATAATCATTATCATCTACCCTTCTTCCTGAGAAACCAACAATTTGACTATGTTCATTGTATATGGGGAAAACCATTCTGCGGTACATATTACCAGAACCAGCCAACCCAACCTTAAAGAAATTTTGCGTTTGTTCTGAAATCTTTCTGTTATTATAAAAATTATAGTTAGGAAATAATTTATCAAGTATGCTGTTGTCGTAAGTTTTTTCCATTTGTATTAAAGATTTTGTTTTATATTCTGTTAAAGTATCTGGTTTTTCATCTAGAGATTTTAGAATGTTTTTAACCCTGTCTGGTTGACCCTTTAATGTAAGCTGTATGAGGTGCTTTAGGGGTCTATAACCATCGCTCTTTATGTAGTCAGTCCATACACCAGTGTTTTTGTATATTTGTAAAGCAGTTTGGTTATCACCACCCCTGTAGACAGCGCTAGACCTCCAATGATCTCCGCAATCAACAAGATTATAGCCAAGTTCTTGAAGTATTTCTTTATACATATCAGACATTGTCGAAGTTTGGTAGAGAGTCGGAGTCAGAAAGTTCTATGTCAGCACCACCATCAAGAGATCTAGCTACATCCCTCAAATCTCCACGCTCAGTTATGTTAAAGTTTTTAAACTCTAAATTCACAAGGTTCTTTCTAAGAGCGTCTCCTATTTGAACAGGCTCTAATGCTCCAGCGATATCTTTACCTAGATGCCTAGATTTTATGTTTATAAATTTATGCGTACCAAAACCCCCACCTTCGACTTCAATCTCATCTGCGGTTTTATTTCTAAGAATAAACATGTGAGAACAGAATTGAATGATCCTATCAGAAAGAGAAACAATGCTTTCATCGTCCACAATGTTTTGAGCGTTTCTGTTATTGGTTATTCCATATCTATTAGATTGAACAGAGGTGATCATGGAGATAATAGGTAGGCCGTCGTGAAGAATTTCTTTTTGGACACATTTCTTAAACTTGTCTACCATCTCGCCAACAATCTGCCACTCATTTTTGTTACCAGATGATTCATTTGAAGTTTTGATGTAGTCAAAAGAAAGTATCATTGGATTCCCTCTACCTACCTTGGCATAATAAAATCTTTTCAATGTGCTAACCATGGAATCAACATCCATACCGCCAACGTTATAGTAATAAAATTTTAAGTTTTTAACTTTATCCCAAGTAGATCTGACTTTGTTAACTACATCTTCACCCGCTTGCCTCCATTCGCCACTCTCCAATAAGTGAGAGGGAACGCCAGAAATAGAAGCACACTGACGCATGATCAATTCCTCCTTGCTCATCTCGCCATTGTCAAAGTGTAAAACAGGCACATCATATTTGGCACTAACCTGTGTTGCGTAATGCATACAAAATTGAGTTTTACCAACACCAGATCTAGCAACAACAACAGTAATGTTGCCAGGTCGTAAAATCGAGCCATACATTTCGTTTATTTTTTTATGAGGACCCATCATCCCAAACTCCTTGATTGGGTTGTTGCCCCTATCCTCAATGATGCCTTCCATCTCTTCGTATATGTTTACAGGCGAATCTTCACCGATTTCATATAAGTTTATTTTCGAGTTGTAGATGTTGTCCGCCTTCTCAATAATTTCATGGTAAGGAGTCTCTGGAGTTACACTCTTCATTTTGCCAGCCATCTCTTGGGCTGCTTTATATATACCTCTACGGACAGAGACTTTCTTAAGCTCTTTCGCAGTCTTGATTAAGTTTCCCTTGGGAACCTTTCTGAGTGCAAGGGATTTTATATAATCTGCAGGGTTAAGATTATCCTCAAAGGATAACCCTATGCTAGAAATCCTTTGCGCAATGATGACTTCGTCAATATCTTCTCCAGACTGAATAGACTGCTTAATTATAGTGAAGATTGTCTTGTGAAGATTTGATTCTTCAGAATAAAAATCATCATGATCTATAAAACTAGCTATTTCAGAAAATAAATCTGGCTCCTTAATAAGGGCTGCTAATAATTGTTTCTCAAGTTCTAGGTTATAAATCATTTATTTTTCTTGTAGTTCTACTTTATTCAATAGGAAGTTTCTAAGCGCAGACTTTAATCCAAGCTCCACAACAGAGGAATCATACTGGGTGTATATGTTTGGTTCTCCTTTTTCGTTGCACATTATTAGTATCATGCCTTTATAATTTTCAGCGCCACCACTAAACTCATATATTTGTTTTAGGAAGTTCTCTGGAATGGAGAATTCTATATCTTCTTCTTTCATAAAATTACATCTTGGTCTCCAAAAAGAGATGCCGTTATTTTGTCTTTGGAGTAAATCTCTACCAACTTTATACCATTAAAGTTACAAAAGTCAAGCTTCTTTTGGTCTCTTTTTAACTGATCTAAGTATTTAAGTCTATTTTTGTGGAAGTGTTTCACGTATTTAACGTGTTGGTCTCCTTGAACTTCTACAGCTATTTTTTTATTGGCATTATAAAAATCAAGTGATAATCTTGTTCCTACAATACGAAACTCTTCGAATACAATATCGTGAACCCAATAGCTTTTTAAGAAGTTTTTCACATTATTCTGAAATTTACTTCTGCTTTTACCTTCCCAATTAATTAAATATTTCTTAGCAGATTTTAGATTTCTCTGTTTGCCGACACAGTCGTAAAATTTCATGAGAATTCATTGATCGCTTTTTTAAAATACTCAACCAAGTAACTTGAGAGTTTGGGGTTTTCTTCTAGAGCTTGGAACACCTTGTGTTCACCTTGAAGCTTAGAGGGGAAATCAAAGCTATTATCAGCAAGTAGATCTGCAAAGTCATCTGTGACATTAATCCAGGAACCTTTTTTGGAAAGAAACTCCCAAGCAAAAAGCAGATCCACTATTTCTTTTTCAATCCAGATAGATGTTCCGTCTTTCCTGCCATACCTAACGGGATAGGTTATTCTTGAGTTAGTTTTTTCATTAGGAGATTTTTTGACTGTAACATTAGCAAAGTGACCTACTGGAGGGTTTTTTTGCATATCCATTTTTTTAACTGATGGGTTCTGAAGTATAATATCCTTTGTAAACCTGGGCTCAAATTCAATAATCCAATTGGCGAAGTGAAGTAGTGCGTTGCCACCTGTAGCACTGGTTTGCCTAATTGGAGCTTTAGTATATGGATCAAGCTTAATATCGGCTCTAACTTGAGAAATAAAGATAGCCATGTGACCTCTTTTAGACAAAGCTATAGACATCTTTTTCATAAATGTGGCGGCGACAACAGCACCCCCAGCCACCTTAGCAGAGTCCTCAAAGCTTTTGTCTTGATCGTTTTTAAGTATAAGGCCATCAACGGAGTCTAAAACAAAACAATACTTAGTTTTGTCTTCGTTATTTACGACAAGTTGCCTCATAAGATCCACAACTGTTTCATAAATATTAGATTCAAAAACGAAGCAGGTGCCAGCTACCCATTCATCAGCACTAAACACAAATTTAATGCCAGATCTTTTTTTCATTTCTGGGGAAAGACGCCCTTCAGCTTTAAAGTAAACTGCTTTAGAATTTGGCAATGTGATTAGAAAGTTTTTCATAACCTCTAAAGCTTCTGAGGTTTTGCCGCCCTCATTCATGCCGCAGAATCTATGTAAGCCTGGTCCAAACCCACCGCCAAGGTGGAGGTCAAACTGCAGCGACCCGCTTGACACTTTGTAATCAATTTCATCTTCGAAGTTGTAGTGATCTTCTTTGTTTGTCTTTAAAAAGCTCTTGAGTAAATTGTTTGAGTTATGTTGTTCGTTATTCATTTAAAAAATCTCTTGTTGTTTTGTTTTTCTTCTTTATTATTTTGTCTTCTCCTGTTT